CTGTGGACAAAAGCTTATTCATGTACTGGTTGATTTTTGCTTCAATCCATTTGATTGATAGTTGGCCTGCTGTTGTAACTCCCAGAGCCATGCGTAGGTCATAAAACCTAAAATACTGGCTTCCCAAAGCGCCGTAGGCAGAGTTGAGGGATACTTTCTTTGCGAGTTGTAGGTTATTAAATCTAGCCACACGTTTGTCAATTTCGTATTTTTTGGATTCGTCTTTTTCATTTTCATACTCCTGTTGAGCAGTCAGCATCATCTTCTTAAACTTTTTACGGTCTTGATACATCTCTTCCATCATTGCAGGTAAGAAACCAATCTTATCTGTGCGAAAGAATTGTCCGTTTGGTGTAATCGTTGCATCTTTCAAACTTGAAATGTCAATTTGTCTTTTCAAGAGTTTATCAACAGATACACCTTGCGAAAGTATCTCACGCATTTCTGGTGTATATCTTTCCGGTTCAATCAGTGTTTCTGGTGAAATGTTGTACTGCATCATCAAATGTGGATACAAACTGTTCAAGTCAAACGATGCAACCCAATTATGCATACCAACTTGTGGATCTTTTACATATGCACCTTCAAACGCAGCATCTTTATCTTGTACTTCACGGGGTGGTACAATGATACCACGATTCAACAGATACGAATATGTTAGTGCATCCCACATACGTGTTTGTGCAAATACATCTTCATAGTTACACTTGGTGTCATATGCAAGTGTCAAGGCCAATTCCAAAAGCTTAAGTTTGTCTTCCAATTTTATAATCAACTTAACGTCTTTGATGTTGTATTCAATAAACTTTTGGAAGTTGAGGCGATACAATGCATGAAGGTTATCGAACTCATCATATGAGATTTTACCTTCACCAAGTTCTACTTGTGCAATGTTATCCAACCGATACGATTCTTGTGACTTGCCGCCAGGTGCATACCATTTATACAATTCAATGTAATCAAGTGATTCAACACCAACAAGACTGTATGCAATCAATTGTCGGCCATTGATAATGGTTTTACGTTCAGTGATGAAATTCCATGGAGATAATTTCTTAGTATCATCTTCACCAAGAATCTTACGAAAACGATTTACGAGATATGGAATATCAAAGAACTTGGTGTTCCAACCAGTGATAACATCTGGTGTCATGCGAGTCCAGAGTTCCAAGAACCTTTTGCAGAGAGACCATTCATCTCTGCACTTCCAATAGGTCACATTGTCTGGATCGTCATTGGTGTAATCACCACAACCCATAACATAAGTGTGACCACCAAGATAGGTTATGGCAATTGCTGTGATTGGTTCATTGGCTAGATATGGGTCTGGAAAACCATTCTCTGAACCAACCTCAATATCAATTACACCAACAGAAACTTTATCAGCATCCCAATCAACCATTTCGGTATGTTGTTCTGCGATAAATGCATATTCAAATCGGGTATTGCCATAGATTTTTGTACCACCAGCAACATCTTCGAATTGTTTTACATAGTCTCTTGCTTCACGGATGCCATCGAATCGTTTTGGTATAAGGTCTATACCATCAAGAGACTTATGTGTACCATTGCCTTTGCGAGCAGGAAGATACAATTGTGGTTCATAATCAATCTTTAGTTTGATTCGTTTACCGTCTTTGACACCACGATAAAGAATTTTACCACCAATAGATTGAACGTTTGTATAGAAATTAGCCATTAACCTTTGAGTATTTGTTTGTTTGGAAGAATGATACCTGAACCAAAAATTTGATTGTAGTTGTCAATAAAATCTTCAGCAGGAACATAATAGTATACTACATTCTTCTTATCAATGTCAATAGTTGAATTTTTAATTTGTGGAGCGTGCATAGGAAAAGGTGCAAAACCGACATTAGGTTGACCGTCCTGGCCACGCACCACAGCGATTCCTACTGGATTACATATGGTATATGTTGTTGGTGTTTCGGATTTAATTTCACCTAGGATTTCTTCGTGGGTGATTAATTTAAGTACAATTATAGTCATAATAAAAACCTTTATGAGTTATGGGATAGACAGAAGAATACCACATAAATAAGTATATAGTGTGTTTTGAGATCGTAGTATATCATTGTTTTGTCATAAAGTCAATACAAAAATGGTATAAAAGATGGATCCGTTAACCCTCCTGGCCCTTGCAAATGGGGCTGTGGCAGCCATAAAGAAAGGTTGCCAACTCTACAAAGATATCAAAAGCGCAGCCGGTGATGTGAAGGGTGTGCTTGACGATTTGGACAAACAATTCAACAAGCAACATGAAGGCAAACCAGCCACCAAAGAACAACGTCAACAGTTTGAGCAAAAGAAAAAAGAAGTAAGAGCAAATATTGAGAAGGATCCGAATGATGTTATGTCCGTCATTGGAGACCAATTGGGAACATTCTTTGATGCTATGGACAAGATTGAGGAATTGTTCTATGAGGAAGAAAAGAAATCTAAAGAAGTATATACCGGCGATGTATCACTAAGCCGTAGAGCATTGCAACGTGTATTGATTCGTTCCAGACTTGAACAGATGGAAGTTGAATTGCGTGAGCAAATGATTTACCACGTACCAGCAGACCTAAAAGATTTGTGGACACGATTTCAAGAAATGCGTGGACAAATTATCCAAGAACAAAAGATTGCTAGATTGGTCAAAGAAAAAGAAGATGCAATCAAGGCCGCAAAACGAAAAAAAATAATGGAAAATCTTACACTAGAAATTTCATTGGTTGTTGGAATAATAATGATTTTTGTCGTAATGGGTGCTTTGTTCACATGGATACATTTTGATAAGAAAAAGAGATGGCCAGAATTGGAACAAAGAACATACCAACAAGAGTTGGAAAGAGAGAAGCAATTAAGAACCGAAAGAATTTTACAAGCAATCAAATATCTTGATGAAAAAAATCAAGAAGAAAACAAGAAATTAATAACACCAGATGAAAAAAAATAAGTACACATTTTTGGAATGGGTATTTGACAATGTTGGTTTTGGTAAATTTATTTTATTCTTTTACATATTCATTTTATTAGTAGGATCAGGACTATTAACTTTTGTTTGGTGGTATACCAAAGACTACAGATGAAAAATAAATTACTTTTTACATTGTTGACAACCAGTGCAACGTTGATGGTTACTCATCCGACCATCAATATAAATTTTATGCCAGATGCTGTCATATATACAAAAGCATCTTCAATTAACGATAAGAACTATTGTCAATTGCAAAAGAGTTTTACAAATGAAAAGGGAATACAAGTCTGTGAATATAAATGTTTGGTTACCACCACTCAAAAAGGTGAAAAGAAATCCATATACACAACCTCATTTAATAATGCTAGAGCTTGTAAACCACAAATTGAATCGCCATGATTCAAAACTTTGATGAGGTATTTGATTGTTACACAAAATTTTTACTTGTTTGTTATTTCTTACCCTACTTTTTAATCAACAAGTTGTCTCAGCAGCAACTATCACCGCAAAATCCTGGTTGATATCGGATATACGGGGTAATATTATTGACGGTGAAAATATTGATGTTGTCAGACCAATTGCTAGTATAACAAAACTATTGACTGTCATGGTTGTTTTGGATGCAAATCAAAATGTTGATGAAAAAATATTGATGACAACAAAATTGGCCGACAAGTTGCCAAGAAACAATCAGAAATTAACTAGGTTAGAATTGATAAATCTAACAATAACAGCCAGTGACAATAGAGCTGCACTAACTCTTTGTGAACATTATCCTGGTGGACTGAATCAATGTGTACAAGCAATGAATCAAAAAATTAGAAGTTTGGAAATGACAAATACGGTTGTGTATGAACCAACCGGATTAGATGCACGAAATGTTAGTACTGCAAGACAACTAATTAAACTCACAAGAGAAGCAAGTTTCTATGGCAACATCAGATACGCTAGCCGTAAATCTGAAATAAAAATACAAATTAAAAATAAGTGGTTTGTTTTTCGTAATACCAATCCATTGATTGGCACTCACCAAAATATTGTTGTCAGTAAAACAGGATACATTAGTGCATCTGGTGGATGCATAACATTATTCTTGGACACTAATATTGGGAATAGGATTGTTGTTGTTCTTGGTAGTAAGAATACAAGAACTAGAATTCCTGAGGCAGAATTCCTATCTAATATGTATAGAGAGTAATTGGTTGCGGGCCACGGAGTCGAACCGGAACTGAGGATTATGAGCCCACTGTGATACCATTTCACCAACCCGCTATAATATTTATTCGAAAAATTCAGGTTTCATAATAACGTTTTTATCGAATTCACGCCTAGTGCGTTTAAGATTATCTTCTAAGATTCTATCGAATTCTTCATCTTCAGCCATTGCATCATCTATTTCTTTTGGTGATGGCTTGCGGAAGATTGCATCAAAGTTATCACCAAATGTTTCCTGTGAAACACTAAATGGTCTTGGACTAGAACCTTTACCACCATCAGACATTTTATTCTCCGTATACGAAAACTACGCCATCAATTTTGGCAACATAGTAGTCGCCGGATTTCATTGCAGCATTCCAATCCAAAAGAACAATATCACCAACAGAAACTTCATCAACATCAGGACCGATGGCCATAACTTCTGCTCTATCAGGTTCATCTGTTCTCTGTAGAATGATGCCCGATTCTGTTTGCTTAGAACCTTCGATTCGTTTAATAACAATTTTATTTGCAAGTGGTGTGATGTTCATAATGACCTCAAAAATAAATGGAGCGGCCTGTATGATTCGCACATACTGCTTAAGTTGGACACCTAAACTGTTCTATAACGACCGCATTAAATGGAGCGGGATATCAGAATCGAACTGATGACGAAAGATTGGAAATCTCTAGTTTTGCCATTAAACTAATCCCGCATATAACTATATATACATCATTTTAAAATACACATAATGTACTTTAAAATGTGGACTCTTGCGAATCCACATACCATCACAATACTTTGTAACGGTCATCCATGATGGTTTTAAGCATCACAGATTCTGGTGTAAAGGTTTCTAGGTCACCAGCCAACAGTGGTTTTACGACTGCTGGTGAGAAACCAGATACCAATGCAGTACCAGAAGTGTCGAACTTTACTGGAGCGTTGCCGTATACGGCATTCAAGTTCCAGAATACAACCTTTGGTAAAGTGTATCCCGCTTCTTTGTACTTACGTGCAATCATCTGCATAGCAGAGTCATCATGCTTAACGCAAACGTTAAATTGCATGTCTGACAGAATCAATACCATTGCTGGCATTTCTTCTTGTGGCACGCCACCTTTTAC